CGCGCGCCGCCGGCACAACCTCGTGACGAGGCTCAACACGGCCCGCGAGCAAGGGCTCCTGAGCGAGGCCGGCCAGTTCTCGAAGAAGGATGTCGAAGCAGCCGCCAGCGAGATGCTCGCGCAACTCAAGATGGGCCGGCTCACCCGCCAGCACATCGAGATGGAGCAGAAGCAGGACATGGACCGGCTCGCCGGCTGGAAGGTGGTTGCTCCGGCCGAGGGCACCGACCTCCGCGCGAGGATGGAGGCGGTCCAGTACCGGATGACGGTCCGGGCTGCCGCGCTCGAAGCGTTCACCAAGCAGGAACTCACCGCCCTGACCTCGACGACCGGCCATCACCGGGATGTCACCGACCCGATGACTCTGAAGCCGTGGCGGCCCGGTGTCGCTCCGGGGGACATGAGGTACTAGACCATGCCGCAAGCACCGATGCCGAACTCCGCAGGCCAGCCGCAGCCCGACAACGCCGGAGGTCAGGGGGGCGGGCAGTTCGGCTACCTCCCGCAGGGGAAGCCGGGCGGGGAGATCATCATCTCCCGTGCCGAGGCCGCCGCGCTCACTGCTTTCGAGTCCGACGAGGACGAGAACGAAGGCCTCACGCGCGCTCGGAAGGAGTCCGGGCTGAGCGCCGACCAGTTGCGCCGGCTGAAGACGCGAGCGGAGAACCTCCGGGGCAAGGGCTACACGCTCAAGAGCGAGCGCACCGTCTTCAAGCCGAAGAACTACGAGCAGCCGGACACCTCGCACGGGCTCATCGGCGACAAGGAACTCGGAGACGACTCGGCAGCCTCCGAGGAGCGCCGGAAGCTCCGCGCCAAGCTCGATGGGGTGAAGGACCCGGAGAAGCGGAAGCAGATCCGTGCCCGCATGGAGGCCCAGAAGAAGCGGGCCGAGACCATGCAGTCAAAGCCGGCGGCCAAGGCGCGGGAGGCCGGCTCGGTGGGGTCGATGGCGTACCTCACGAAGGGTGCATCCCCCAAGATCCGGAAGCGGCTGGAGTCGGTCTCGCGCGGTCTCGCACGGTTCAAGCGGAAGGGCTGACCGATGGTCATCATCCCTGACGGCGACCCGATCTCCGAGATCGGGTGGACCGACGCCGCACGGCAGTCCTCCCTCCGGGCACGGCTGTCGGGGGCCTACGCGCGCTCGGTGCCGGACAGCTACAAGGCCAAGCAGGCGGCGAAGAAGGCGAAGGCCTCCGGCGGCGGGGGCGGAAGTAGCGGCGGAGGCGGCGGGACGCCGAAGAAGACGGCTACGACGACCAACGCGGCCGGCGAGCAGGTCCACTCGTTCAACGATGGTGGCAGCGTCACCGTCCACAAGGACGGCAAGGCCACCTACACGCGCGCCGACGGCACGAAGGTCACCGGCACCTACAAGGAGCCGGTCCCCCGCGAGAAGCGGCCGGCGGGCTTCACGGGCGACGACGATCCATCCGTGGTCAAGAAGAAGGAGCGCGAGCAGGTGGCCGCCCAGAAGAAGGCCGAGCGCGAGCAGGTGGCCGCTCAACGAAAGAAGGCGCAGGCCGCGCGGGGCTACTACCCCGGTGCCGCCAAGCTCGACAAGGTTCGGGTCTCGCGGACCCGGAAGGGACCCATCGCCGGGGCCGCGAAGCAGCCCACCACCGGCTCGGTGTCGTCTCGGTAGGAGGTACCTGAATGACCGCAGTTGAAGCAGCCATCGTCGAGATCACCGAGAAGCTCGCCGAGTTCGCGCCTCAGCACGAGGGGCTCCGCGACTTCACTCGGCTCAACCTGAAGGAGGCCACGCAGGCGGAGGTTGCGGCCTCGCTGGCGCTCTACGACACGCGCGTGGCTCTGCTCCTCGCCGCGAAGGCTGCGTGTGAGGCGCTCATGGCTGACGGCCACCCGGACATCGCGGTGCGGGAGATCTCGGGCGAGGCCTACGCCGACCTGACCGAGAACGACACCACCGTCCACGCCGCCTACTCGCGGTTTGCATTGGCCCCGGCGGTCAACCTCGTCGTGACCCCCGGAGAACCGGAGAACAAGTGATGCTCTCAGTGGTCTTCCTCAAGACGACGAGCACGGGGCAGGAAGCCGTCGGCCATGCGCTCCTGAGGAAGGGTCGCGTGGTGCTCGATGTGCCGGACGGGATGCGGGAGACCATCGAGACCGTAGTCGTTGCCGGTCGCCGGCTGACGCCCGTAGACGGGGAGGACTACCTGCGTGCCCTGCCGGTAGCCTTCTCGGGCAGCTACTTCCGCGCGAGGCTCGACGAAACGTCTTGACTTTGAGGCCTCACCGGGCTATACTCGGTGCAGGTCGTAAAGCTCCTGCCCAACCCGCAGGATGCACACCTCCACAAGCCCGGTCGGTTGGTCACCGACCGGGCGCTTTCTTTTTCTACAGCCTCTTCTACAACTTGTAGTAATCTCCGTTCCTGCAATGGAGATCCTGCGCTCGACTGACGGCAGCGAGATCGGCATCGTTGCCGCGACGTGGGAACTCAACCCGAAGGTCACCTTCGACAGCCTCGCCGACGAGTTCAAGCGCAACCCGTCGAAGGCGTGGCGAAACTACGGCTCGGTCATCTCGACCAGCATCGACGCCGCCATCAAGGAGCCAGACGCAGTGCTCCGGCGCGTCAACCTCGCGCGCCCGAGCCCGTGGGACCTCCGCCTGAACCAGTTCGCCGCGTGGTTCGCGCCGCGCTACGGCACCCGCTACTTCCTCCACTTCGACCTCTCGCGCAACCGGGACGCCACCGGGGTGGCCCTCTGCCACCGGGAGAAGAACGGCGTGCTGGTCGTGGACTTCATGCTTCAGCACCGGGCCATCGCCGGGAAGAACATCAACTTCGCGGAGCTTCGCGAGCGGTACGTCTACCCGCTCGTGGCCAAGGGCTTCCATCTCCAGTGCGTGAGCTTCGACGGCTTCCAATCCGATGAGACCCGGCAGGTGCTCGAAGAGCGCGGGCTCCACACCGACCACTGCTCGGCGGACAAGAGCACCGACGCCTACGACACGCTCATCGAGTACCTCTTCAGCGACAAGCTCGACTTCTACAGCTACCCGGTCTTCACGCAGGAGTTCGAGGAGCTTCGTCTCATCGACGGCAGGAAGTACGACCATCCGAAGCGGTTCAAGAACGGAGCAATCGGATCGAAGGATGTGGCCGACGCCGTGGCGTGCTCGGGGCTGATGGCCGTCCGCTACGAACTGGAGAACCCGGTGGAGGCACCGGGCAAGATCAAAGTCTTCCGCTCGAAGGCCATCACCGGCCTCACGTACGGCGAAAGGACGGCATGGTGAGCAACGTCCACCGTCGCGGCTTCGCCTCGCTGTCCCCTGAACGACGCAAGGAAGTCGCGTCTCGGGGCGGCAAGAAGGCCCACGAGTTACGCAAGGCCCACTGCTGGACATCGGAGTCAGCCTCGGAGGCAGGCCGCAAGGGTGCGGCGGCGCGGCGGGCTCGCAAGGCGGCTACATCATGAGCATGATCACCGACACGAACGGCGACGCCCACCTGAAGGAGCTTGCCCGCGTGGCCGAGGCTGCCGCCGCCGAGGACCGGCCGGCAGGCGGGAACCACCTCGCCATCAAGCGGTACAAGTTCGTGGACCCCGACAAGGAGTTCGACGAGATGGTCCACACCGTCTCGACGAGGTTCGTCGAGGTGGACGCGAAGATGATGGAGCAGCGGGGCCGGGGCTACGAGCAGGTCCACTACCGCAGCCTCAAGGAGATGATGGCGGCCAAGCCTATCCGCCGTCGCGTGCTCAACGTGCTCTCCGGCTCGCAGCTTCGGGAGATCAACGAGCGGCTCGGTGACTACGTGTCTGGCCAGAAGGACCTGCGCGAGGCCCGCGCCAAGGGGAAGGCCGAGTTCGAGCGGCTCAAGGAGTCCGGCCGGCTTTCGGAAGCGTCCTCCAGCTTCTACCTTGGGCTCTACGGGGACGAGGAGCAGTTGTACGGGACGGGGCAGTCGAAGACCGTCTTCAGCTTGCAGGACACCATCCTGCCGGGAACTAGCAGCCCGCAGAGCAAGCAGCAACTCTTCATCGACTACCTCGACATGCACCGGAAGTCATGGGAGGCCGCGACGCGCAACCCGGTGGGCAAGCGCATCGTGGACATCATCCCGCAGTTCGTGCTCGGGCGCGGGGTGATCGGCTCGACCAAGCATCAGGAGGGCCAGAACGCATGGGATGACTTCTGGAAGCGCAACAAGATGCGCGCGAGGTCCCGCCTGATCCTCAAGGAACTGCTGATCTACGGCGAGGTCTTCCTCCGGTACTTCAAGCAGCGGGACGGGCTCGTGGTCCGCAGCCTCGACCCGAGCACGATCTGGGACATCGTGACCAACCCCGACGACATCGAGGACGTGAAGTACTACCATCAGCAGTACAGCATCCTCAACACCTCGCCGGTCCCGTGGGCCTCGACGACGCTCTTTCCCGGCACGCTCATCATCCGGCAGATCCCGGCCAAGGACATCGACCACTTCAAGATCAACTCGACCTCCTCGGAGAAGCGGGGCCGGTCGCAGTTGTACGCCATCCTCGGCTGGCTCCTCCGGTTCAAGGAGTTCGCCAACGACCGCGTGCTCCTCAACAAGATGCGCGCGATGTTCGCCCTCGATGTGGCCGTCAAGGGTGACGCCACCGACGTGGCCACGGCCGAGGCGCAGTTCTCGACGCCGCCCGGACCGGGGGCCGTGATGGTCCACAACGAGGCCGTCACCGTCGAGTACAAGAACGCGAACAACAACGCCAACGAGGCGAAGACCGACGCGGAGATGATCCTCAAGATCATCGCGGTCGGTGCGGGGGTCAGCCAGCAGTTCCTTGGGGTCACGGACTCGGCGACGCGGGCCGGCGCGCTCATTCAGACCGAGCCGGACGTGAAGAACTTCGAGATGTATCAGGAAGTCGTCGAGGACATGCTGATGGACACGTGGGAGCGTGTGAAGGCTTCCAAGGGCGTCCGGCAGTCCACCGTCATGGAGTTCACCTTCCCCGCGCTCGCGCAGGAGGACCGCAGCGCGAAGCTCAAGGACATCGCGTTTGCCGAGGCGATGGACTACTTCTCGAAGGAGCGGTCCGGCACGATGGCGGCGCGCGAGTTCAACATCACGACCTACAACTTCGAGACCGAGCAGACCAAGATCCGGGCCGAGCGCGGGAAGGATCCGGTCATGGCTCTCGGGATGCAGCAGATGCCGAAGGTCACGGCCGACCCGGCAGCGATGGGCGAGCAGCCGGGTCTCGGGGGCGACCTCGCGCCGGGCTCCGAGCCCGAGGCCCTCGCCGGCAGCCCGGAGCAGCCGCTCCCCAAGGGCTTCACGCCCGACAAGGGGCCGGTTACCCAGACGAGCGGGCAGATGGGCTTCTCGGCGAAGCGGCTCTCGGGCCGGGATCTGGCCAACACCAAGGCCACGCTCAACCGACCCGGCTTCGAGCGCGGGAAGGAGAAGCGGAAGATCAAGACGAACCAGTCGGAGGGCACGCCGTTGCGGGCGACCATGCCGCCCGAGCCCTACGGGATCCGGCTGCGCGAGACCGGCAACGGTCACGACTACTCGTCCACGCAGATCAACCTGCCGCCCAACGTGGCCACGGAGGTCAAGGCGCTCGCGGCGGTCATCCCCGACGATGTGCTCGCCGAGGACGGCCGTGAGGACCGGCCGCACGTGACGGTGAAGTACGGCCTGCACGGCAACGACCCGTCAACCATCAAGCCGGTACTCGCCAAGCAGCCGCCGGTCGCCTTCGTCCTCGGGAAGACCAAGGTCTTCGAGAAGGACGATTGTGATGTCGTCTACGTCGAGGTCAAGTCGCCGGGACTCGGCAAGCTGCACAAGGCCGTCTCGGAAGCCCTGCCGAACACCGAGACCTACCCGACCTACGTCCCGCATGTGACGGTCGCCTACGTGAAGAAGGGGGAGGGGCAGAAGTACGCCGGCAACGCCACGCTCGTGGGCACGAAGGTGGTCGCCAGCGAGGTGCTCTTCTCGCCGAAGGACGGCACGAAGATCAACCTCCCGCTCGGCAAGCCGCGCCACGTGTGGACCAAGGAGGCCCGCGCCAAGGCGCTTGAGGTCCGTCGGCAGAACGCGCTCAAGCGGAGGCAGTGAGATGGAAGAGCCTCAGCCGCCACCGCTGCTCCAGCAGAGTCTCTACGAGAAGATCGCGGAGCTTCAGCGTCGCGAGTTCGACCTGATGCGACGGATCAAGGCTCCGTACGAGGCCGTGCTCCGAAGCTGGCGGGATGAACTCGAACGGTCGTTCCTCCGGAACTTCGTCCTGCCGATGGGTCCGGAGGGGCGGCAGCAGGTGTGGAACCCGGCAGTGGTGGAACCTGTGACCGAGAGCCTCATCGAGCCGCTCGACGAGGCCATCACGGAGGTGGAGGACGACCTGCTCGACGGGCTCGAAGAGGAGGAAGACGATACGTACGAGTTCGGCCTCCTCTTCGGGCTCTGGGAGTTGTCCCTCGGGGGCGTCGATGTCGAGGACTACGAGATGCCCGAGGAGGGAAGCTACCGGGACCTCCTGCTCGCCGGGGCGTTCCTCGGCATCCCGCTGGCGGAGCGGCTCCGGGCATGGGGCGACACCTACGTGGACAAGTTCCGCCGCTCGCTCCGGGGCAGTGTCGTCTCTGGCTCGACCCTACCGTCCACCCTCTCGACCATCGACATCCTCATGAAGGGGCTGCCGGCTCAGGCCGCCTCGCTCGGGGCCAACGAGATCTTCCGGGCCTTCGTTCAGGGGGAGCGCAGGGTCTTCGAGGACTTCGGTGAGGACTGGCTCTGGGTGACGAGGGCCGACGAGCGGGTCTGCTCACGGTGCGCGCCGCTGCACATGACCATCACGACGCTCGTCCCGGTGGATGACACGCATCCCGACTGCCGGTGCTCGATTATCCCCGTGCCGGCGGGCTATACTCCAACGCCATCCTCCTTCGCTGCTTTCGCCCAGAGGTTCACCGCATGAAGGACCGTCCAGAAGTGCTTTGGCTCCACTCCGACCGGACCGGGTGTGGAACCTACCGCTGCTACGTGCCGGCACTCACACTTCAGGAGCGCGGTTTCGAGAACAACTTCCTGATGCACGACCAGTGCGTCCCTGCCAACAGGACCCAGTTGAACGGGATCGACCTCGTGGTCTTTCAGCGGGCGGTCGGGTCGCTCTTCCTCGAATGGGCGAAGGAGTGTCGGGCGAGGGACATCAAGGTCGTCTTCGAGATGGACGATGACCTCTTCCACATCCCGAAGAACAACCCGGCCTCGTGGTTCTGGCACAAGAAGGCCGTGCAGAAGCTCCTCCGGCAGATGCTCGATCTCTCAGACTGGATCATCGTCTCGACGCCTCCGTTGCGGGACGCTCTTGCCCACGAGACGGGTCGGAAGGACATCTCAGTCTGCTTCAACCACCTGCACCCAAGCGTATGGGGACCCGGTGCGGTGGACGATGTGCAGAAGTTCGAGAACTTCGGCAAGACCATCATCGGGTGGCAGGGCAGCAACACGCACGACGCCGACTTCAAGGTGGCGCTCCCCGCCCTCGCACGCATCCTCGCTGATTACCCGCACGTGATGATGCGCTTCTTCGGCAACGTGCCTCTGAGCGTGAAGGGCATCGTCCCTGAGACCCGCTTCCAGTGGGCGCGCGGCGTGCCGTTCGACCGCTACCCGGCGACACTGCGGTTCATGAACTTCGACATCGGCCTCGCGCCGGTCACGACCGCGAAGTTCAACCAGTCGAAGAGCAACCTGAAGTGGCTGGAGTACTGCTCGCTCGGTGTCCCGTGCGTCGCGGCGAACGTCTTCCCCTACGGGAAGACCGGCATCAGGCATGGAGAGACCGGCTTCCTCGCCGAGACGGAGGAGGAGTGGTACACTGCGCTTGCGGCATTGGTCGAGTCGGAGGACCTCCGCCGGCAGATCGGCGGACGGGCGCGTGACCATGCGTGGGAGAAGTGGGGACCGGATCGGGCGCTCGGGTGGGAGCAGGTCTTCCGCCCGCTGCTTGGTGTCAAGGTCGAGGAGAGGGTCGATGACCAACCTGCAACCGAACTCACGCAGTCAGCCTGAGCAGGCTGCCCCCTTCATCCTCGAACGCCGCTACACGGCCAAGGACCGGCAAGAGATCCCCGAGCGGACGCCCTCGCGCTTCACCTACAAGGCGCAGCGGTGCCACAAGCACCTTCAGGCCAAGGGCTTCACCGGGGGCGCGGAGTACGCCATCTGCACCTCCAGCATTGGATACACCGGCAGCTACAAGCCGGGAAGCCGTCGAAAGGGGAAGTGATGATCGATCTGACCAAGGTCCTCGTCATCGCGGCCGACTTGAGGCCGGTCATCGAGAAGTACAAGCAGGCCAACTCCGACGGGAAGATCTCCGTGGAGGAGGGCCTCGGTCTTGCGGTGCCGGCGCTCGAAGTCCTCGTCAAGCACGAGGTGACCATCGCCGACCTGACCGAACTCGCGAAGGCAATCGGCCCGCTCCTCCCGATGCTCAAGGAACTGTCGAAGTAGACCTGCGCACCACCCAGACGTAGAGGTCCATCTTTATGGCGGAAACAGCCTTCCAGTACTTCCAAGGCCGGACGAACTCCCGCGTCGTCAACCTCCTTGAACGCAACCACGACGTGAGCAAGGTGGTCCTCGGCCTGCTCGAAGCCCTCGTCCAGTTCGCTGACGACAAGGGCGTGCCCATCGAGCGGGTGAAGCTCCACGACGCCTACCTTGAGCCCACCGACGCAGGCTACGCGCAGTTGCGTGCCCGGTTCGTGGTTCGCTAGACCTTCTCCCCATAGTTTCAGCCCTGCCCGAGGGAACAAGCCATTAGCTCGGCCGGAGGTGTCTTTCCGTAAGTTGTTGACCTGCTTGTAGATCCCGGCGCTTTCGCCGTGCTACAACGCACGCGACATGGCACGGGTAGAGAAGCGGAAGTTCACCGCCTACACACCTCTCTCAGAGTCAGGTGCCCGGCCGTCCGAGAGGACGGACCGAGGGCGCGTCTACAACGGCGTCGCTCTCATCAAAGCAGGCCTCGGCAACCGTCGGGATCGCAACTTCTATCCGCCCGAGGTGCTCAAGGAGGCCGTGGACCGAGGTCTCTTCGACGGTCTGCGCGCGTTTGCGGACCACCCCGACTCGGTGTCCGAGGAGATCCAGCCCGAACGCACCATCCGCGACATGGTGGGCGTGTACGAGAACGCCCGCTTCAACGAGTCGGACAAGACGGTGCGCGCCGACCTGCGGATCCTCAAGTCTCAGAGTTGGCTCTCCGACACCATCGACGAACTGCTGGAGATCGGTCACGGGGACAAGATCGGGCTCTCAATCAACGGGCGCGGACAGACAACTCCCGAGCGCATGAGGCTCGCGGAGGCAGGCGACGAGGAAGTGGAAGTGAACCGCCTCCAGAAGTTCCTCGAACTGCGCTCAACAGACGTAGTAACCGAGGCGGGGGCGGGCGGCGGCTTCTCAGCACTGCTGGAGTCCGCACGGCGCGCAAAGGAGACCACGAACATGGGACGCGATCAGATGCTCGCGGCCTTGCGTGAGGCCGTCCGCAAGGGCGATCTCGACGAGGCCAAGGAACTCGAAGCCAAGCTGGCCGAAGAGGACGAGACCGACGAGACCGACACCGAAGAGGCCTGCGGCGGCAAGAAGAGGATGGCCGAGGCCGAGGAAGTCGATCACGACGAGGAACTCGAAGAGGCCACCGAGGAGGCCAAGTCCCGCGCCGACGACGACTCCGACGAGGAGGACGAGGACGCCGAGGATCTCGACGAGGCGGAGTCGGATGACGACGATCTCGAAGAGGCCGGGATGTTCGGCGGCAAGAAGGCCGCGCCCTTCACCTCCGCCGTCAAGAAGCAGAAGGCCTTCGCCAAGGAAGCCGCCATCAAGGCGGCCACGGGCAAGCCCACGGGCACCGTCCAGTCCGGGTCGGGCAGCTACGTCAAGCCGGCCAAGCGTGTCGGGAAGTCCTCGATGGTGGCCAAGCCGAAGAAGCTGTCCATGCGCGAGGCGAACTACGACAGCGGCGAGACCGGGCTCGCCGAACTCCGCGCGGAGAACGCCGTCCTGCGTGAACGTCTCGCCTCCTGCAAGGCCAAGGGCGAGCGGCTCAGCGAGGCCCTCCGCATCCGCTCATCTGCGGATCGGGCGAAGAAGCTCCTTCGCGAGAGCAATCTCCCGAAGAGCGTTCGCCCGCACCTCATCGACTCGTTGCTCGGGCAGTCCGATGAGGAGATGCGGCGTGAGATCCAGCGTCAGGAGCGGATCATCGAGGCGGCGGCGCAGCGGGTCAAGGAGGACCTGCTCGGCGACGACTTCGAGTCCGTCGAAGGCGCGGGTTCGACCATCCGTGAGTCCTTCACCGGCTCGCGCGACGGGAACGATCTGGGCGACATCCTCGCCGAGGTCGGCCTCCCGATGAAGCGGTAAGCACATCGGAAACAAACGTCAGTCTGGTCTGACGGGGCGGGAGAGCAGGTAGCCCGCACCAGAAGGGTAGAGACAACATGGCAACTCGTGAATCCATCAACCGCGTGAAGATCGAAGGCTGGCGCGTCAGCAGGGTGCCGGTCAACGCTTCCGAGGACATCTATCAGGGCGACCTGCTCTGTTGGGACTCGGCGAACAAGCGTGCGACTCGTCTCACGACGGCGGCATCGGGAGCGAACTTCGTGGGCATGAGCGACACGAAGAACTCCATCGAGACGGCGGGCTCCTCGACGTTCCTCTCGGCCTCCACGACCAACAAGGTCAACGTGATCCAGCAGGGTCTCGTCGAGGTCATCTGGGGGGCGAACGAGACGATCTACCCGTTCGACACGGTGGCGATCTCGGGCACCGACGCGCAGACCTGCCAGAAGAGCGCGAGCAACGTCATCGGCTTCGTCGATCCGGCCTACGGGTCGGCCGGCAAGGCGGCGGTGACGGGTGAACTCATCCGCATCTGGCTGAAGGTCGCCGACAGCTACCGCGCGATGTACTGACGCGCGGCACACGATGAGGGGGGACGGAAACGTCCCCCCTCCGGCACGCGGTTCTTTCCCGGTAGGAGTGAAAACAACCATGCGCCCCACTGTGGTTCGCAAGTTGAACGAGGTCGCCAGCAATCTGGACTTCAACGATGCTGGCTTCTCGTTCCGGAGGCTGCGCGAAGCGGCCTACCGTATCGCGGACCTGTACGAGGCCAACAGCGAGAGCACCTTCGGGTACTTGCTGCGGTCGGCCGTGCAGGAGTTCGCGAACGACGTGTACAACGACCTGCCCATCATCTACCCGAACTTCGTCACCGAGGTCTCCTCGAAGCGACGGAGCGAGGTGTACGGTGGGCTCTACCGTCCGGCGCTCCCGAAGCAGTTGGACGCGGGTGAGAAGTTTCAGGACACCGCGTTCAAGGGCTTCGAGCGCGAGATCGTCAACCACAAGTACGGCCACATCGAGACGTTCGAGCGCGAACTCTTCGATGACGACCAGACCGGGCAGATCCGCAGCCGTGCGGCGAACCTCGGCGAGGGCTTCCGGATCTTCGAGGAGATCTACGTCCTCACCCGGCTGTTCGGCTCGACGACCACGCAGGAGGGCGTCGAGGTGCCGGCCAGCACCTACAACTCTGGCTCCCCGTTCACCGTGGCCATCGGCAACAAGCCGGCCACCTACGCGCGCCTGAGTTCGACCACGCTCGAAGCGGCGCACGTGGCACTCCGGTCGATCACCGACCCGCTCGGGAGGAAGTTCCTCGTCATCCCGACGGTGCTCATCGTGTCGCCCATCGACGAGTTCCTCGCGTGGACGCTGGTCAACAGCCCCACGCAGGCGTGGAACACGACGAACGCACTCTCCCACATGGTCAACCCGTTGCAGGGCCGCTACACGGTCTACGCCTCGCCGTTCGTGACGAGCAAGGCGTGGATGGTCGGCGACCCGAAGCGCGGGTTCGTCTTCCAGCGGCGCGATCCGCTGGAGATCGTGCAGGAGAACGTCCAGAGCGGGAACAGCTTCATTCAGGAGGTCTACGCCTTCCGCGCTCGTGAGCGGTTCGAGGCCGACTGGATCGAGAGCCGGTTCTGCTACCTCGGCGACGACGGCACCGAGTCGTAACCCCCGTCGTCGGGGCACGTGTGAGACCAAGGCGGGGTTGGGTCACTGACCCGGCCCCGCCTGTTTTGCTTTCCGGGGGATGGAGTGCTCGTCAAATCGTTCACACGGCGGGGGGAACCGGACCCGATCTCCGAGGTGCTCGGGGACACGCGGTACGCGACGCCCTACTACCCGCCGGGCCTGAGCGACCCCCGCATGAAGTTCCCCATCGGGGTGACGCGGCACTACATGCTCATGGACCCGCAGGTCATCGTGGACTTCGAGCCATCGCCGCTCGACGACCCGCCGCAGATGCACTGCGAGGCGAAGCGGAAGTGGTGCCACGAGCACGGCATCGTGTACGTCCCCATCTTCCTCCGCGAGAAGCTCACGCAGGAGCAGTTCGAGGAGCGGGTGAAGGTCGAGCGGAGGGCACTGGCAGAGAGCGTCGTGCAGGGCAAGGCCTACGAGGAGGCCCCGGCAGTCGATGATGACGAGTTCAACAGACAGGTGGACAAGGAGACCATTGACCGCTTCACCGTCGTGTTGAGGCACTACAAGATGCCTCCTGCGGCGAAGACGAGCTACCTGAAGAGGCTGAGGAAGGAAGTCGAGGTCGAGTTCCTCCGGAAGAGGCAAGATGGCCAACTGGGACGTTACGTCAGCTATCGGCAGCCTGCGCTCGCTTCTCGGTGATGGTTCCACCGACAAGTTCGAGTTCAAGGCGAACGTCTACCCGACGCCGGACACGGTGACGACCCGGTTCTTCGTCGGGCAGACTCGCCTCGTCCCCAACTCGCTGGAGGTCTTCCACAACGGCGCGGCCGTGTCCCCGAGCGGCATCACCGACATCGACACGGCCAAGGGCAGCTTCACCTACGTGCCGGCCCCGAGCGGAGAGGTCCTTGCCTCCTTCTACTACCAGTGGTTCACCGATGCCGAGATGCTGGAGTTCCTGAACGAGGGCGTGAACATGCTCCTCGGGCTGGAGAGCGTTAGCGGCGACTTCGCCATCGGCCTGCGGCCCACGCTCATGCAGTTCGCCTGCTACAACGCCTACATGCGGAAGGCCGCCGAGTTCGCCGAGGCAGTGGAGGCCTCGGCTGCCGGCTACACCTTCAAGCGGGATCAGGCCTCGCCGAACTGGAAGGAATTGGCCAAGGCCGCGATGGAGAACGCGCAGGCCAAGCTCAAGCTCTACCTCGACAACCCCGTGGGCTCAGCAGCGGTGCAACTCAGGTTCATCAGCTACGCACTCAACAGGTACGTGGGGCAGTGACCATGAACATCGATCAGGCAGTGGACCGCATTCTCCGGGAGTCGAACGTCCGGCTCTTCGGCACCAACGACTACGACGACCTCATGGAGGTGTGGAGCGACGCCGCTCGTGCCGCCGCAATCGCGGCACGGAAGGCGCGGGCTGGCGGGAAGGACTGGAGGCAGGCCGCCCGTAAGGAGTACGGGAGCTACAAGTCGGGGATGGATCTAGGCTTCCCCGGTGCCGGCGACACCAAAGGAGTCAAGCGTCAGGAGCGGGATGCTCAGAAGTTCGCGAACCAGCGGAACAGGCGGGCGGTGGGTCGCATGGTGGACAAGGCGGCCCGGAAAGCCGCAGCCAAGACCGGCGATCCGGCAGGGGCTCTGGCCGCTTTCAACAAGCGCACCCCGCAGGGCCGCATGTCGCGGATGAAGCGAGCGATGGCGGCGGGGGTCAAGGACACCCCCTCCAAGATCAGCGGAGGCGGCAGCCCGGATCAGCGCACGCCGCAGGGCAAGATGGCCCGGATGCGCCGCATGATGCAGATGGGGATCTCCTGAGATGTTCCGAGGCCTGCGGGCTCCCCGGTGGTTCGTGCAGCGCGACATCCACGCGCTCGTGCGGAGCTTCCCCTCCGAGCGCCTGACCATCGTGCGCCCGACCACCGTGGTGAGCGGCATGGAGACCACGACGACGGACACCGTGGTCTTCGTCGGCGAGGCGCTCTTCATCCCGCAGGGTGGCGAGGTCAAGCGGTTCGGCCTCGGGCAGGTCGAGGAAGACCGCCCGTACATCCTTGTCCCCGGCAACCACGACATCCGGCAGGGTGACATGGTGACGCGCTCGCAGATGCTCCCCGGTGGCGTCGGATGGGAGCCGCCGAGGCGGTACCAGATCCTCTACCCACCGAACCATTGGCAGGCGTTCACGGTCTGTACGCTGAACAACTTCGAGCAGGGGCAACTGTGATCACACCTGACTCAAACGGCGAATCGGAGATCGGGGAGAAGGGCTGGACCGACGAGGCCCGCGCGGCGGCCCTCGCTGCCCGGCGTGCGCTCTCCGGCAAGGCGGCGCGGGCTGACGCGCAGAACTCGGCCAAGCGGCTCATGGACGAACGGCGGCGGGTGATGGCGGCCCACAAGGCGGCCTCTGCCTCCTCGCACCCGCTCGACCAACGGCTCGCGAAGATGCACGCCGACAAGCTGGCGGCCATCGACCGGGTAGGCGCGAAGCTCGCGCCGAAGGTGAGGAGCCCCCGCAAGGAAGCCATCAAGTCGGCAGGCCGGGCAGCCGGGCGCTTCCTGAAGCGGCTCTTCGTCAGGGAGGCCGAGGGCGACACCAAGGTCCTGCGTTTCGTCGAGGCGCTCGTGGTCCTCGTCGAGGGCACCGACCTGCACGAGGCCAACTACGCCACGCTCATGGAGCGGTGGAGCGACGCGGCGCGGGCCGCCGCGCTGGCGGCTCGGCGGGCGAAGAAGCGCGGGCAGAACTGGAAGGCCGCCGGCCGTAGGGCGTTCCTCGATGCGCTCCCTGCCTCGGAGCAGGCCCGTCTCCGGCGCGGGGAGGCCAGCCCCGGTGACAAGAAGCTCGCCGCCAAGTGGGCCGGCCGGTACGCCAGCAAGCCGGGCTCACGAGTCGCGCGAGGGATGCAACAGGAGTTCGAGCGGGAACGGGGGGAGCGGAAGGCGGCACGGTTCGCGCCGAGGCCGAAGCAGCCGCAGGCGCTCCGGGATCTCTGGGCAAGCCAGTGAGCGAAGGTGGCCTGCTTATCACGTGGACGGGCATGGGCGAGGTCACGCGCGCCCTCGACGACCTCTGCGCCGCCATCAAGGTGGACGCGGAGGCGGCTCTCCACTGGTACGGGCGGATGGCCACGAGCGAGATGAAGTCTCAGCACGAGGCCGACGCGCACGACATCCAGCGGTACGTGAACCGGACGTGGAACCTGACACGCTCCATCGCGTACGACGTGCAGCGGTTGTCGGGCGAGACCATCCGACTGCGGATGTACACGCCCACGTGGTACGCCGAGCCCGTCGAGTTCGGCACGCCGCGCTCGCGGGCCTACCCGTTCTTCTGGCCGGCGGTCCACGGGCTCGAAGAGGCGGGACGGATGCGGGTCATCAAGGCCTTCCTCGGCGCGCTCTCGGCGCACGAGTCGTGGGTGAAGGCCGGTGGCGGTCAGGTGCGGGGAATGATCATGGAGGTGGACTTCACGGTGCAGGAGATCAGTGAGATTGGCGAGGGCACGCGGGACTTCCTGACGTAGCGGCGATGGATGACATCAAGCTGAAGCTGCTCGACCTGATGCGGACCGACCCGACGCTGCAAGCGTACCTCGGTGGGTCCGTTACCGATCCGCGCGTCTACATGTACTACCAAGGCGACGCGCTCATCGACTCGCAGCATCCGGCCTACATCACCTTCAGCAACATCTCGACTGGGGAGGCCGCATCTGCCGTCGAGGAGCCCGTGTTCTCCGTCGTCGTGTGGTCGCGTACGTGGTCACGCTGCGAGGAGATCCGGGACCGGCTGCGCGCACTCTTCCATAAGAAGATCTTTGTCACGACGCCGGACTCGCGCAGAATCTACACCAAGTTCGTGGGCGAGCAGGACAGCTATCAGGATCAACCGAAGTACGCCGGCAAGACCATCAGGCTGCGAGCCGGTTGGAGCACCGTGTGATCATCACCCCGAACTCGTGGGGCACTGACTTCACCGAGGCGTGGAGCGACGCCGCGAGGGCTGCGGCGGTTGCCGCACGGCGGGCAAGGAAGCAGGGGGAGGACTGGAAGAGGGCCGCACGCGCGGCGTACTTGCAGTTCTCAAGACCTTCGGAACGGCGGCAGGTTGTGCGTGGCCGTAGGGACAGGATGAGGCCGGGGGAGGGCACGGCAGACCTGAGGCGTCGAGCCCGACGCTTCGCCCCTGAGCCGACGGGTGACCGGATGAAGGCGTGGGCGGGGGGTACTTACCTCCCCTTCTGAAAGACCGATGGCGAATGACATGGACACGCTCACGAGCCGGCTCGTGAGCGAACTGAGCGCCGGCCTGACGGGCAACTACGCGAACCTCTACGTCGCGCGGGGGCTCTTCCGTCCCGCATCGCTCCCGGAGTTCGACCGATACGCGATCATCGTGACCCCCGCGCCCCGGCCGTGGGATGAGCGTCGGGTGGCCGTGCCGAAGATTCAGTACACCATGCGGGTGGACCTCTACGCTCTCGTCAAGAACTGGGAGCAGACGGACAACCCGCTCTTCGGAACGGCCGCCGGGAACCGAGGGATCTTCGAGCTTGTCAACGACATCAAGGTCCTGCTCCGCCTCTCGAACTTGAGCGGCCTGCTGGATAAGACGTACGACGAGCCCGGAGGTGACCCGTCGGCGCAGGGCGCGGGAGGGATCGAGTTTCAGGACACGATCCCCGGCTTCGACACGGGCGAGCACGCGCTCGTCCATCGAGTCCGCATCCCGTATCAGGCGCGCATGGAACCGTTCTGTCACCCCCGACTGTAGGTGCAGCAACCCTGACGCCGACCGAAGCATCGAGGAGAAGGGCCGATGGCCGAATCCGTTGTTCAGATCCGATGGGCGTACTCGAACAAGCGACAGAGTGCGTACCAGACCGAGAGTCCCTCGGGAGACATCACGCAGTCGCATCCGTTCGTTGGGGCCGACATGGGCGAGCACACGCCGAACATGTCGGACAACGCTCAGCAGTACGGCAAGGGGCACGAGTTCGCGACCCGCAACGAGATCCTCTCGTGGGAGTCGATGTTCCGGCGCTCCTTCCAAGCGACCACCAAGATCCTTGGGTGGGCGTTTGCCTTCCACACGGGGTCGGTGAACACCACAAACCTCGGTGGCGGGGCGTACCAGCACGTCTGCGAGTATCAGGACCCCCTCGGGACGGGCTACTACGGCTCCGGCCGTCAGCAGCCGGTTGCGACCATCTACGAGTTGGTGGCCAGCAACCTCCTGCGCATCTTCCCCTCGATGGCGGTCAAGGCCGTCGAGGTCACCGGCCAGCAGAACGACTGGGTGCTCTGCGCACTGGAGATGCAGGGCAGCGGCTCGATGCGCCGCATCCAGCCGTCCGACTTCACGTGGCCGGACTCGACCGACGCTACGCTCGGAGGCGAGGGCACGCTCCTGCGCAACGCCAGCCTGCTCTTCGAGCATGGGGTGTACGGCGGGGCTCAGGCCGATGAGTCGTGCAACGTGCGCAGCTTCCGGTTCCGGTCGGAGTACGCCTACTTCGACACGGACGGGTACTGCCCCGGCTCCGGCTACCTCGTGAGCGGCGACCCGCACTCGGGGCAGATCCGGAACAAGCTGGAGTTCGCGCGCCGCGCCGTGGTCTTCGAGTTCGTCGTGAAGGCCCCGAGCACCGGCAACGTCATGTTCACGCGGCTCGAAGCCGCGACGAAGATGGCGGCCACGCTCACGGTCACCGGGGACGAGATCGCCTCCTCGGGCTACGACCACACGCTGAAGATCGAGATCCCGCAGTTGAACTACCGGGCTGTGCCCATCGGGACTGACGGGGATCAGATCATCTACTCTGCGAGCACCATCGTCTTCTACGACAACTCGGAAGCGAACCCGTGGAAGGTGACGGTGAACAACCAGTTCGCCAGCTACCTCGTCTCGTCGTAGTTCCCCCCACGACGAGCGGAACCCGAAGGGGGCGGCGGGATTGTCCGCCCCCACCCCACGCACCGGGGTCCGGTGCCCAGACTGTAGGAGGCCCGCATGGCTACGAAGCTCCGCCTGAAGCCTGAAGACTACGAGAAGATCGACCGGATCGTTGGACTGTCCGGCGAGGAGTACTACTCCGTCGTGACGCACCGCGTCCGGGGGAAGTGGATCCGTTCCATCCACGTCTTCGCCCGGCAGCCCATGACCAAGGAACTCACCGAGTACGAGAACACCGCCTCGCGGATCAAGATGAAGGGCAACCGGACCGAGGTCGAAGGGTCCCAGTTGCTCGCCGCCAAGCACCTCTACGACGCGCTCATCTCCCGCGCGTACGACGTGCCCGTGGGCTGGAAGATCTACGGCGAGGTCGATGTCGATGAGACCGGCGCGGTGAAGAGCGGCAAGCCGCTCGACCGCCCCGAAGCCGTCAAGACCGTTCCCGCCACCATCAAACGCGAGGCCCTGCGCGACACGTTCGGCGAGGTCTACTCCGAGGCGCGCGTCGCGGAGATGGAAGGCGAGGACGAAGAGGTCAAGGGCGACAAGGAGGAGGACTGACCGGGCCACGGGGCTCCGGCTGGCCATGCGGTCGGCCCTCTACCTGACGAAGCGGGACAGCTTCGGGTGTGAGAAGCCGGACTGCGAGTGCCCGAAGCACCTGCGCATCGACGGCCTCGGCGAGCCGGACACGACGCTCACCCCGCGTGTCCGGCACATCGTCAGGCTGGAGTCGATGGTCAACGTCGGGTGCAAGTTCGGGCCGAATGACCTGAAGCCGGACCAGTGGCGAGACCTGATCGTCCTCGCGCAGGAGCGCAACTGGATAGACGAGAGGGTGCAGGAGCACCGGGAGAAGGCAAGGGAGGAGCAGGCGCAGATCGACAAGGCGATGGCTGAGGCCCGAAAAGCCTCCGGGGTCCCGTCGCCGGGCCAGTCGCTCTTTCCGGGGAAGGGGAAGTAACCGATGGCGATGCTGGCGGTCCTCGACGTAGACGATCTCGCGACGCCGAAGATCCAGCGGGTGAAGAACGCCCTCGACGATCTGACCGCCCAGACGGCTCAGACCGCGAAGGCCACGGCCTCGGCCTCGAAGGGCTTCATCGACCCCAACGCCATCGAGGACCAACTCAAGAACCTGACGGCGCTCAACCGGGAGATGGCCCAACTCCGTACCCAGTCCGGAGCGTGGTCCATCCTCGGCAAGCAGATGCAGGAGGGCACGAAGGTCACCAAGACGCAGGCCGCTGCGCTCATGGACCTGAGCGGTGCCCTCCTGATGAGCGACAACGCCTCCCACAAGCTCCAGTACGGCTCGATGGTGCTGGCCGGCGGCCTCAAGGAGGGGGCCGTCGTCACGGGAGAACTGCGCGAGAAGCTCCTCGCGATGGGGCAGGAGTTCGACAAGGCCAACGGGTTCATCTCGAAGACCGCCCCGGAGGCGAAGAAGGCCGACGATGCGCTCGCCGGCATGGCGAAGACGGCTGGCACGCTCATGGGCGCGCTCGCCGCGCTCGGGGCCAGCTACAAGCTCAAGGGCCTGCTGGAGGAGAGCTTCAACCTCGCGGCACGCAATCAGGTGCTCTCGACGACCATTCAGGTCGTCAGCAAGAACGCGCACATCGCCAGCAACGAGATGGAGTTGCAGGCGCAGAAGGTCAAGGCACTCGGCATCACCACGCGCGAGGCGCGCGAGGCCGTCATCTCGTTCGCGCAGGCGCAGTTGAACATCGCCGACACGGCGAAGATCGCGCGGGTCGCGCAGGACCTCGCGGTCGTGGCCGGCGTGAACTCCTCGCAGGCCTTCGACCGCCTGACCCGCGCCATCCAGTCTCAGCAGGCCGAGATCCTCCGCAGCTTCGGCATCGTCAAGAACACGAACCTGATCTACTCCGAGTACGCGGCCACCCTCGGCAAGGGGGTGAAGCAACTCACCGATCTGGAGAAGAAGCAGGCCTTCGTCAACCTGATCATCAAGGAGGGCGAGAAGGTCGCCGGGGCCTACACCAACGCGATGAACGACGTTGGTAAGGCGATGACCTCGATGTCTCGGTACACCGAGGAGGCCAAGGCCAAGCTCGGGGAGGCCCTGCTCCCCATCATGCTGAAGATCGTGCTCGCCGCGACCGAGGTCCTGAAGTGGTTCGGGAACCTCTCGCCTGAGACCTACAAGTGGGCGGCGGCCATCGGTGCGGCCGTCGTCGTGATGACCTCGTTCCTCGGCATCGTGATGGCCGTGTCGGCGGCCCTCCCTCTGCTCGCCGCTGCATGGGCCGCGCTACTCGGCCCTATCGGGCTCGTCGCGCTCGCCATCGGGGCTGTCACCGCCGCCATCGTGCTCTTCACCGCCACCTCGACGCCGCAGGTTGAGAAGGCCAACGAGCGGGCGCTCGCGTACAAGGCCGAGGCCGAGACGCTTGAAGGCCTGAAGAAGAAGCTCGGGGAGCAGAAGGAGGCCTACGAGAAGGCCAACGCTGCCTCCGCTGACACGATGGACCGGACCGGGAAGATCGACAAGGCCGCGCGGGACTATCAGGTCACCCTCGCGAAGATCTCCGAGACCTACCCCGGTGTCATCCGGGGCGAGCAGGCGGTCGGCGAGCAGTACGAGGCGAACGTCAAGCGCATCGACGATCAGATCCTCAAGCTCAAGGAACAGCAGATCATCCAACAGCAGGTGGCCATCTCCGAGGGGAAGAGGGCCAAGGAGGAACTCGACAAGGCCACGGACAACGCAAACCGGCTCCGGGAACTGTACGCCCGTGTCCAGTCGGGCGGGGAGGGCGAGGTCCGGAAGGTCTGGGCGGAACTGGCAGCGACGGTCGGGGCCGTTTCGCCGGCCATCCTGAACGTCATGCAGATGATGGACGCCTTCGGCATGACCACTCAGCAGAAGGCGCTCCTGCTGAAGGTTCTCGGCAAGGCCCTCGGTGACGCCGAGGAGGATCTGAAGTCCCTCACCGCCCAGTTCGAGAAGTTCAAGGCCATCCTCGATCAGATCGACCCGTCCCGAGCGGCAGCCCGCGTGACGGCGGAAGTGGAGCGCATCTCCTCGGCAGCCGGCGGGATGGAGAAGTTCGCGGCCCGAGCCAAGCAACTTGGCGTAGACGTGACGCCCGTCGTGTCCTTCGACCGGAACAAGTTCGAGAAGGACGTGAAGGCGAAGATCGACGAGGCGAACACCATCTACGGCAAGGCGATGGCGGCCACGGGGGAACGCCGCACCGCGCTCATGCGCGACTACGTTCGGGTGTTCGGGGAGATGGAGGCCCTCAGCAAGGAGACCACCGACAAGATCCTCGCGGCCGAGAACAACTTCACCACCAAGGACGCCGAGGACAAGAAGAAGCGGCAGGAAAACCTCCAGAAGTGGCAGGCGGCCTACAAGCAGACGTACGAGTCGATCACCGAGACCAACGCCACGGCCGGCGCGAACTTCGCGGGCGCAGCGGCAGCCCTCAACAAGGCCGGCCTGAGCACCGAGGAGTATGCGAGCCGGCTGCTCCGGGCGAAGAGCATCGTCGAGGCCTTCAACAAGGCCTCCCCGGAGATGAGGGCGAAGTTCAAGGAACTGGCCGTCGCCGCCGACGAACTCGCGCGCATCAAGCTGCACGACACCCTCGACAAGTGGGAGAAGAAGTTCACCGAGGTCTCGACCAACGTCAAGGAGTCGGTCAACGACATGATGGAGGCCTTCGAGCGCGGCTCAGCCGAGCGCATCGAGGCCGCCGGACGCAAGCAGGTCGAGGAGGAGCGGAAGCTCGCGCGCACGGTCGAGCAACTCCAGACGGAGTTGTACGAGCGGACCGTGGTCGCGAAGATGAAGGAGGTGGACCAGAAGATCTACGCCAACAACAAGTACTTCGAGAACTACCGCCGGGGCATCGAGGATCAGATCCGCGCCCTACGGCTCGCGCAGGAGGAAGAGGCCCGCGCCATCCTGAAGCGGCAGGAGGCCGCCGAGCGCCAACTCGACGACACCATCCACAAGGCGAAGATGCGCTTCAAGATCGAGGTCGAGACGGAGACCGAGATCGAGAAGGCGAAGAAGGCCATTCAGGAGGGCGGCAGCAAGGAAGAGATCGAGCGGAAGATCGCCGCCATCAAGCAGCGGTTCGACAATGAGATGAACCTGCTCCGCGATCAGGGGATGCGCCGGATCGCCGAGGCCACGGCCCGCGAGCAGGAGGAACTTCGGATCCGGAAGGAGGGGCAGGACAAGCAGATCGCCATCATGGAGGAGACGGCGGAGCGCAGCAAGGACGTGCAGGCGCGGACCAATCAGGAGATCCGCAACGACTACGACAAGCTGCAACAGTACGCGAAGATGGCCTTCGGGGGCATCGTCGAAGGCATAACCTCCAACTTCGAGAAGGTCCTCACCGGGCAGGCTTCCTTCAAGGACGCCTTGATCGGCATCTGGCAGTCGATCAAGTCCACCATCTCCGGCATCATCGACTCCATCGTCAAGTCGTGGATCCAAGGGGCCATGAGGATGGCCACGGCGAACGGGGGCTTCTCTCCCGGCACGTTCCTCTCGGGCCTGCTCGGGAAGGGCGGGCCGATGGGTGGGCAGGGCGCGGGTGCGGACTTCGTGGGTCCGCCCGCCCCCGGTGGCGGCGGGCTGTTCGGCGGCCACATGTGGGGGAAGGGCCTGACGACGGGCGGGAAGGTGATGGGCGGCCTCGGGGGTGGGGCTATCGGTGGCATGGTCGGCTTCAGCGTGGGCCAGTCCACCGGCTCGAAGACGTGGGGTGCCGCCTCAGGAGCCGCCACGGGTGCAGCAACCGGAGCCATGTTCGGCGGACCCATCGGAGCCGGCATCGGCGCGGGCATCGGCGCGCTCGCTGGCCTGATCGGCGGCTGGCTCGGAGGGAAGAAGCAGGCCGAGGAGGCGAAGAAGATGCGGGAGGAGTTGATCCAGCAAGCCGGAGGGCTGGAGCAACTCAAGAAGAAGGCGGAGGAGGCGGGCTTCAGCATGGACAAGCTGATGAGCACGAAGAAGCCCAAGGACCTCCAGAGGGAGATCGAGAAGCTGAACAAGGCCCTCGAAGCGCAGGCGAAGATCGAGGCGCTCAAAAAGGCCAAGGAGGGACTCGACGACACCTACACGAAGATGATTACCCTCCAGAAGCAGGCGCAACTCGTCGGCTTCGACATGAAGAAGCTGTACGACGCGAAGACCATCGAGGAGTTCAACGCCGAGCAGGAGAAGCTGAACAAGCTCCTCGAAGATCAGGCGAAGCGGATGGCCGGCCTGAACATGGCGGCCACCGGGCTCGCGAGCCGGGTGAAGGGGCTGACCGGGTTCCTCGAACGGTCCGTCGAGGACTGGTTCAAGCAGTTCTCCGACGAGAACCGGGAACGGTTCGAGGAGGACTTCAAGAAGGCCGGCGAGGCGGGCTTCAAGGGCTCGGAGTTCGAGTTCGCCCGCGCGAACGCCGAGAAGTACGGCCTCTCGCTCGACCGGCTCAACGAGCGGCAGGCGCGCGTGCAGGAGTCGATCAACCGCATCGGCCAGTACGCCACGGCCACCTTCGGCGGCATCCTCCGCGAGACCGGCGACATCACGCAGGCCTTCGCCGCCGTCGCCGGTCCGCTCGACGAACTCGCCGCCATCATGGAGCAGACCGGCACGAAGGCCGAAGGCGCGCTCGGCTACCTGATGGAGTTCCGGAACACCATCCGGAACAACGAGGACGTGGCTGCCTCCCTGAGCGGCATCAACCAGATGCTCATGGGGCTGGCCGACGCCGGCCGGCTCACCGCCGAGATGTTCAACACGTTCGGGGCCGACGCCTCTGAGCAGTGGCGAATCATGGAGGAGCGGGGGGTCGCCGCCGATCAGGCGCTCCTGCTCATGCAGCCCACCTTGCAGGCCCTCTATGAGGCCCAGAAGAACTATGGCTTCGCGACCGACGAGGCCACCCAGAAGCTCATCGACATGGGTGTGGCCAACGGCGTGGTCGGCGACCAGTTTCAGGATGTCAACAGCAAGATGCTGGACATGCTGACGATCATCGCCGAGGCCCTCGGCGCGACCATCCCGGACGCCTACAAGCGGCAGTCGCAGGCGGCAGCCGAGGCCGGGCAGGCTGGCACGCAGGCCGCGCAGGACACCGCCGCCGGGCTCGAAGAGCAGGCCCGGCAATCGGAGGAGGCCTACAAGCGGTGGCAACAGCTTGAGCGGGAGATGAGCCGGGTGGACACCTCGGGGGTGGACGGCCTCGCCGACGCCGTGGGTGGACTGCCCGACAAGTTCGGCGATGCGGCTGCGGCGGCGTGGGACGCCTCACAGGAAATTCAGGACGCGATGGCTGCGGCGCAGCCGGACGTGGACGCCATCTCCCTCGGCCACTCGCCGGGCGGCCTCAAGGAGATCCGCATCAAGTTGCGGGAGGCCATCGACTCCCTCCGGGAGTTCCGGGCAGCCGGGCGCGAGAACCTGCGGGGCGTCGAGGACTCGGTGAACGCCGTCGTGGACCGCATGGGTGAGGTCAAGCCGGCGACCGACGACGTGTTCAAGGGCGACCGGAAGGACAGCACGGACCCGTTCGCTGACGAGACGGCCCCGCGCCCGGTGGTGGCGGCTCCGCCTACGGGCGAGCAGCCGGCCGAGGGGGAGAAGAAGCCCGAGCAGCCGGCCGTGCAGGTGGTGCTCTCGCCGGAGTTCAAGATCGACACCATCGACGCCGCCGGGATGGAGGCCGCTGTCCGCGAGAAGATCGGGCCGCAGATGATTGCCCAGATGCGGAACAACACGGACCAGTTGACGGTGGAGATCGGCCGTGCGCTCGACCGCTACTTCGGAGGGCGGAAGTCTGCATGAGCGTGCTTTTCGTCTACGGCCTCGGGCTCCTGAGCCATCCCATCGGGCCGAGCGGGGCTCCCACGAGCGGGTACGTCTCCCCGGCAGCCTCGATGTCGGTAGGCACGGCAGACCGGGGCTACGGCCCGGAGAACCTCATCGACGGGGTGGCCGGCGTCTACAGCCGGGCGAACGAGATCACGGCGGCCTACGCCATCGATCTCGGGTCCGCGAAGACGCCGCAACTGGCGGCGGTCTTCAACCACAACATCGACCCGGTGGCCGACTGCCACTTGCAGGCCACGGCCTCCCCCTCCGGGGACTTCAGCGTGCTCACGGCGGACGTGCCCATGACGCCCGCGCAGCCGGCCTTCTGGGTGGACCTGCGCAGCCTCGGGGTGAGCGCCCGATGGTGGCGGCTCTCGGTGACGAGCAACACCGCCAACGTGAAGGTCGGGGAGTTCGTCCTCGGCCGGACCACCGAGGTCCAGAGCTACCAGTGGGGGTATCAGGACAGCCTCGCCTACCTCGAACGGATGCGGGGCGCGACCGACTACGGCACCCTCTCCCGGACGAAACACGGGATCAAGATGCGGAAGCGCGAAGTCCGCTTCGTCGGCCCCGACACGGTGGAGCGGGCGCTCCGGACCATCGACGCCCATCAGGCACGCTCTCCGTGGCCAGTCGTCTTCGTGCCTGACGATGCCAGCACGGACGTGTGGCTCATCGAGTGGCCGGACGAGTATGGGATCAAGCGGGTTATCGAGAACCGGCGCGAGGTCACCCTCCCGCTGATGGAGCAGTCGCCGGGGCTGCTCACGTCCGTTCTGGGGGGCATCGAGGAGGCTACCGACGTGTCAACACACCGCGCGCATGTGTACCTGAGCGCCACCATCAACATCTCCGACGCCACGCCGACGGTGGTCCCGTTCGATTCCGAGGTCTACGACGTTGGCGACCTGCACGACAACGCTGTCAACCCGAACCGCATCACCATCGTCGAGACCGGGTGGTACCTGATCATCGCGCAGGCCTCGTGGCTGACCTCTTCCGGTGGCCGGAAGTCCATCAAGATCCTCGTGGACGGGACCATCGAGGGCATCGGCGAGGTGCCGGACGCGGGTGACAGTGGGCAGGCGATCTCTCACCCGGCCATCACCTTCATGTCGATCAACGCCGGCTCCTACATCGAGGCCGAAGTCAGGCAGGACAGTGGGGGCGTGCTCGGGCTGCTCGGGGGCAACAAGGCCTTCGCGCACATGAAGGTCATCAAGCTGCCGTTCGTGGAGACGTAAAAGCCGTGGCGTTCAAGGGGCGCGTCCGGGGGTTGTGCGGCTTCGAGCAGTACGAGTACGGCACGAACCCCTCTCTGTTCATCGACACCAACGTGGTCCGCTGCGACGGCTCGGCGCGATCCGGCCGGGGGTACGCGCGGTGCATCAAGCGTCTTGGAACGACTGGGGTCAACAACTGCTACATCTACCCGCGCAGGGAAGAGGGTGTCACTACCATCTCAGGTCTCTCGGTGGGGGATTACGTTCAGGGCAGGGTCCGCTTCTGGATGCGGATCAACTCCATCGACGGCTCCGGGGCAGTGTTCGTCGGGGGCCTCGGGTACACCTCCGTTCAATATGACGCAAGGGGGATGGAGATCGATCCTGCCACGATGAAGTGGCGGATCGGCTCGTTCGGCACGTCTGCGTACTCGGCAAACGCCCTCCCGCTCGGTGAGTGGTTGCAGGTCGATGTTCACCTGCAAGGAAGAAGCGGCACAGCCGGCACCATCAACCTGACGATCACCTGCAACGGTGAGACCCTCACGGCTTCTCCCGGCACGGTGGGCCTCACTCCGTTGGCCATGCCTGCCCTGTTCGACAACACCGGGACCACGGTCGCCTTCAACATCGACGTGGACGATCTCGCGTGGTGGTGCGAGGCGGACTCCGCCGGCTATGTGGATACCGTCTTGCCGTCGGCCACGCACATCAAGCTCTGCAAGTTTCGCTACTACGGGCAGACGGAGGTGTGGGACGCCTCCGTTCTCAGCAGTGTGTACCACGCACGGAGAATCGAAGACGGGGCAAGCGACTACCTCGGCCCTAGCACGGCAGGGCAGGTGCAGCCGATCTACTTCCAGACGCCCGCCGAGTTGGGGGGCACGGGCATCGAGGCCATCGACATCGGCGGAGTGGGACAGTCCTCTGGTACAGCGGAGGCGAGTGCCGACGTGTTCGGGTTGGAGACGGTCGCCCTAGATGTCAGCACAGCACTGACCGTCTTCCACTTCTCCAACTTCTCCTTGACCGATGACCTCCTGACCAACAGCACGCTGACGCTGACTTCTGTAGGAACGGGCACTTACCAGATCAAGTCCATGTGGGCCTACGTCGCCTGCACGGTCGATCTCGACCCTCCAGAGGAAGGAGCCGGCGCGGTCAGCTACTCCGACTACTGGACCAGTGGTACCTCCATCGCCCGCGATCCTTTTGCAGCCATTGCCGGGACGTACAACGGGTCAGGGGACCCGCAGAAAATCACGCTGCCCTACGAGCCGGTGGCGGTCATCATCCGGGAGATCAACAACGCCAACTACACCCGGTGCGTCGTCGCCATCGACAAGCTCGCCGGCACCTCACATGGGTACTGGTTCGGAGAGACCCTCGATGGCGCACAATGCGACCTCGTGCAGGACATGCTTTCCGATGGATTCGTCGTCGGGAAGCACCTTGACACATCGGGAGTAGATGCCTGCAACCGGCCGGGGTCGGTCTACGAGTACCTCGCGATCTTCGACCAAGGAGGGGGACAAGGAGGCCGGCTCGCTCAGACCATCTTCGTCAACGCAAACGAGTACCCCGCCGGCACCACGCAGATCCCTGTGTCCACCGAGTTTGAGCCCGGCCTCATCCTCGTGTCACGTGGGTTCGGCTCTTACGGCATCATCTGGGCGAGTCCGTGGGGGTACGAGATCAACGTGGACACGCAACTCGCGACCAGCGGGTACATCGCCAACGTGAGCCCGACCGGATTCGTCCTCACGAGCAACATCGTCAGTCTCCTCACCTCCAACTTCGGGTGCGTGGCGTTCCACAAGGACCTCCTCAACAAGTTCTTCTCCGCTGGAACCTACGTTGGGACCGGAGCCGTCAAGGCCGTTGCCACGGAGGACTTGGCCAAGAAGCTCTTCCTCATCCAGAGCCCCCCACGCTCCTCAACGAGAGACTGCCGTTACTGGGTTCCGGCCTTCGGCGGACCGAACCTCAGTGCCTCATGGACGCAAACGACGCTTCCCACGTCGGACACCACTCGAATCCGGTCCGTGAGTGATGCGAGCTTCGAGGTGGGAACCCAACTTTCCGTCCTTGGACGCACGTACCACTGGTTCGCGCTCCACGAGTACCAGCAGGAGACGGTGCAAGGCAGTGGCTTCCCGGCCTCGAAGACGCTCATCGTCTCGCCGACGCGCGGCACCAACCTCTCGGACGGCAAGACGGTGACATTGGACGACGGCACGCTCTTCAACAGCGCCTACCCGCTCTCGAACCTGACCGACGGGAAGGGCCGGACAGTCTGCCGGCTCTCGACCAACTACGGGCGGATCGTCATCGACCTCGGAGCCGCGCACTCTCCGGACCTGCTCGCGGTCGTGAACCACAACCTCGACGATGGCCTCGTGCTCGGGGTGTTGGGGAGCAACAACTCCGACATGAGCAGCCCCTCCCTCGTGGGCGGCATCGCGGCGACCAAGGACCCGGTGATCTGGATCGACCTGCGCGGGTTCGCCTTCTCTCCGTCCCGCTACTGGTCTATCGAGGTGACCGAGGCCAGTCCGAACAGCGTGGGCCTCACCTTCGGGGAGATCATCATCGCGACGGCCGACGCCTTCGACGGGATCATCGATCCCGACCATGAGGCCGTCTGGAAGACATTCCGCGAGCGGTCCTTCACCGAGTACGGGCTGCCCTACTCGATGTCGTCGGGCGCGATACAGCGGGCGCTCCGCCTCGGGCTGACGCTCTTCACCGACGACATGGACACCATCGAGGAGATCTTCGACGACGCGGGCACGAACGGGGAGCGGGTGCTCGTCATCCCCGACAGCCGGATCCACGAGGCCTACTTCGTCGAATGGGCCTCGCAGCTTGACCGGACGCGCGAGAACGAGTGGATTGAGAAGGGCTCGCTGGAACTGCTCGAAGAGAGCTTCGGCGTGGTCCACAAGGGGCTGACGTAGCATGGGCCTCTACGACGAGATCGACAAGCTGCGGAGGGTCCTCCGCGTTCACCTGCGCTTCGCCGGCACGGACAACCCTGCCGTCTCGGGAGGCATCGGCGGGAGCACGCCCAACCTGTTCGGCAAGGTGGCCGACAACGAGGGCACCTTCCCGGTGCTCGGGACCATCTCACGCTTCGGCCAGTTCTCTCGCGCGCTCACCAACATCGACCAAGGCTTCGAGACGCCCTCCATCACGACGGAACTGCTCGATGAGGACAACCGCTGGCGGCGGTGGGCCTCGCGGCCGTGGAACCTCGTCAACCGGGTGATGTACTACACCCTCCGCGCCACGGCCGACGACGGCCTGCCGAGGGACGCGGACATCGCATGGGGGCAGCTTACAGAGATCCAGCTTCCACCGGGCCGCGCGGAGTTTCGCGTCGAGCAGATGGCCGGTGACTTCTATGGCTGGAAAGTCCCGCGCCGCAAGGTCACGCTCGACGACTGGCCGAACGCCGACCCGAGCGCCATCGGGCAGGTGGTGCCGATCATCTACGGGAAGCTCGACAACACCATCGGCACGATCACCGGGTTCACCGGCAGCATCGTGGGGCCGAGCGGCTCACCCATCACCGGGCTCACGGCCACGGCGGCTGCCGGCGGCTACGCAGGCGGGCCGGGCGGCGCTCCGGGGACCAACTCGGCCTACTACGCCGTGGCCCCGGTGGACAACGACGTGCTCGACGACGCCGGCACGGTCATCGCCGCGCCGACCATCGTCGGTCCGGTAGCCGTCGGAGCCGGCCAGAAGGTCACCCTTGCATGGGACGCCTATGCGGGACCGGGCGCGGCGATCCGGATCTGGCGCGGGAACGCTGCCGACTTCACGCAGTTCGACCGCTACCGGGACGCGCACGCCTACCTCTATGACGACGTGGCGGCGGCGACCACGACGGTCGATGACCTCTACCCCGGCTACGACACACGGGAAGCCGTCCCCGACGGCTCGGACCCCAAGTGGGACCTGAACTACCGGATTCAGGTCTACTACTGGCTCTCGGCGGTTGTGAGCGGGGTCGAGCAGCCAGCGGTCGGGCCACTCCAGTTCTTCCTCAGCCCGATCAACAAGAAGGGCCAGCGGAAGATCTCCCTCTCGTGGACGGCGGTGGACGGGGCGACCTCGCTCAAGCTCCGGCGGGCCTCACAGACCTACCACTACGACTACGGCTTCGACCGGGAGTGGACACTCGCGGGGGGCGCGACCAGTCACGAAGACTGGATGAACGACACGACTGCCGTGGACCTGCCGGAGAACTTCGGCCGGCAGCGTCCGGGAGCCGTCGAGTGCCTGCTCATCGACGCCAACCCGAACGCCACGGCGGGGCAGTACAAGTACCTCGTGGCCGGACATGGCTGCAAGGAGATCCGCGAGGTCTACGTCACGAAGAGCCCGGTGAAGCCGAGCGGCAACCCCGTGGGCGCGCTCGACCGGCCGACCAACGTGGCTCTCACCGTCAACACGGCAGGCACGACGGTGTGGCGTTACAAGGTCTCGGCACGCAACAGCCGGGGGGAGACGCTTGCCTCCGGTGACGTGAGCACGCGGACAGGCGCGGCGACACCGGACAACACGGTCACGTGGACCGAGGTCGATGGCGCGACCGGCTACTCAATCTACCGGGCGGATGAGACGGGCGACTTCAAGCGGCTCACGACCATCAGCGCAGCCGGAACCTACACCGACGACGGCTCGGCTACCGTTACGGGCGATGCGGAGCCGGAGAACAACACGACCTCGGCGGCCTATGAATCGGCGCAGGAGACCTCGCCGGCCGTTCCGGTGCTCCAGACGGAGAACGTGGACTACTTCGTCGAGTGCGAGGATGTCAACGGCAACACCTACCAGATCCTCCGCTTCAACGCCTCGCAGGAGGGCAACCCGGTCACGTGCAACGTGTGGGGCGTCGAGAACCTCGGCACCGCGACGGGCAACGATGACGGCGGCGTGCTCATCACGCGCGCCCTCGACCAGTTCAAGCACTTCCTGCTCAACTGGGTATTCAACTCCTACCGCTCCGGGTCATGGTTCTCCGACACCGGGTACCAGAAGGGCCTGCTCGACACGGTGAGCTTCGAGACGGCGCAGGAGGTCTCCGAGGCCCGCATCTCCGGTGGCTACATCGGGGCCGGCATCCTCAAGGAGGAGATCGACGTTCGGCAGGCCATTCAGGACTGGGTGATCTCGTGCGACGTGGACTGGTACTTCTGGAACGGGAAGTTCAAGGTCCGGATGTTCGACACGAGCATCAGCGACCGGGCGCTCATGCCGCAGTACACCCCGCAGAACACCATCTTCCGCGAGTCCTTCCAGTGCAACATGGACGTGTCGAAGATGGCGAACCGGATCCCGTGGCAGGCCGGGCCGCAGTTCGATGGGTGGTTCATCGGCGGCACCGAGGAGGACACCGACTACCAGACGGCGCAGCGGTACGGGCGGGCCATCGAGGCTCCGATCATCTCGATGATGTGGACGCGGCACGCGGCGACCGCTCGCGACGTGGCGCAGCGGCGGCTGCTGATGGTCAAGAACCCGCCGGTCTACGCGAGCTTCATGGTCCCGCTCTCGGCGCTCGACGACGAGATCGGCACGCTGATCGCCGTGACCCACTGGGACGGCATCTCCCCAGTCTCGACGGGGTGGTCCACCCGCGCGTGCAAGATCCTGCGCTCGGACATCGACCTCGATAAGCTCACCGTCACGATTCAGGTGCAGGACATCGACAGCCTGCTCCTCGCGCTCGGTTACGTCTACTATGGAGACCGCACGTGGGATGCTGCTGATCTCAGCTATACCACGGCCTCCTCGGACAAGAGCGATGTGTACCTCTACCTCGCAGACCGCGCCACCGGGAAGTTCTCGAATGGGAGCCTCGGGAAGCGCCTCGCGTCCCGTTAGGAGCCGCTGATGTCGTGGACCAGCATCTCAGCCTTCGCGCTCGACCAGATCGCGGCGTATCAGGACCTCAATGAGATCCGTGGAAACATCATCGCCGTGAAGGAGGCCCCGAAGGCGCTCTTCCTCGGAGGCGATCCGGGCACGCTCTACACGAACACGGCGTATCAGGAGGTCACCTTCCCGATCCGGCAGGAGCTTCCCGACTCCAGCAACCTCGCGGGGCTGACCTTCGAGCTTTGGGGGATGGGCATCGCGACGGCGGCTGATACTGTGACCGTGCAACTCTGGAACGACACGGACAGCAGCGAAGTCGTCGCGTTCACGTTCACCAACACCACCCTCGACACCATCAAGTCGGCCTCGTTCACGTTGCCCTCAGGCACCAACAAGACCGTGACCGTTCGCGTGAAGGCTGCCACCGGAGGCGCATCCTCCCCGTTCCGGGCCTACGGGTTCGCCCTTGTCCAGCGATAGGAGACCACCGATGAAGCGTCTGACCCCCCTCGCCCTCGCCGTCCTCCTGCTCGTGCTCGCACCGTCGGCATGGCAGTCCCCGTCCGCGCAGCCGTCAGGCATCTCGACGACGAGCATCTACGACGCCTTCGCCTTCGAGTCGATCACCGTCTCAACAGCGGTCAAGTCGTTCACGGCCGCGACGATGACCAACGCGCGGGTGGCGACCTGCACGACGGAGACGGACTCCATCCGCTACCGTTTCGACAGCGGTGATCCGACATCGAGCGTCGGGCACTCGGTGGCCGCGAACTCATCGCTTACCGTCTACGGGATCAACAACCTCAAGAACTTCAAGATGATCCGCTCAGGGAGTGGTGATGCCACGGTCCGCTGCACGTACTCTCGCTAGGCTCGCCCTGCTCCTGCTCGTGGGAGCGGTCCCGCTCTTCGGCCAGACCGCTCAGCAGTTCCCCAACTGCGTGCAGGTCTCGGCCTCGACACTGGCCACCGTCGGGGGACGGGTGTGCTCAGGGACCGGCTCACCTGAGAGCGCGGTTGTCGGGTGGATCGGCGACCTGTTCCTGCGGCGAGACGGCTCGTCCGGCACAACCGTCTACGTCAAGGAGAGCGGGGCCGGGACCAACACCGGATGGGTGGCCTACGCGCCGCTGCCGCAGGTGCTCTCGACGGCCGGCACACCGCAGTTCACGAGGCTCGGGGTGGGGGCCGCTGCCGACGCCGCAGCCGCCGCCAAGTTCACCGGCCAGTACTACAGCCCGCTCGTGAGCAAGGGCAACTGCGGCGCGTCCCTCACCCTCAACTGGAACGACGGCAACGAGCAGAGCACGACGCTCAACGATGCCGGGGCCTGCACGCTCACCTTCACCAACCCGGTGGTTGGCGGGCGCTACGTGGTTCTCCTGATTCAGGACGGGGACGGCAACGGCACGGTGACATGGCCGGGCACGGTGAAGTGGCCGAGCGGATCGCCCCCCACGCTGACCACCACCGGGGCGAAGATCGACCTCTGCACCTTCATGTGGGATGGCTCCAGCTACCTCGGGGCCTGCTCGCAGAACTACTGAGGCAACATGGCTGACCTCATTTGCACGGCAGACGGGAACCTTACGGCGGCAGCCACGTGGGGGCTCGTGGACACGACCTCGAAGAACGTCTCGACGAACACCAGCACGACGACCCTCGGTACCGGCAACTCCGACTCGCAGACGTTCACCCCCGGTGCGATCACGGTGGATGGCATCGCCCTGAGGCTCGCCTCCCGTGCGGCTGGCTCTCCGACCAACACGCTCACGGTGACGCTGCGGAACTCCACCGACGCCACCGACGCGGCTACGGTCACCATCAACGTGAGCGACCTTCCCCCGTGCTCGACCTCGGACATTGACGGTGGGTGGTTCTTCGCGAAGTTCGCGTCTCCCGTCCTGCTGACCGCTGGCAAGGCCTACCTCGTGAGGCTCTCCCTGAGTGCCACGAGCACGGCCGTCCTCATCTACCGGGACGCGACGGCAGCCAACCATCAGCGGTTGCTGCGCACGACCACGACGCAGGCCCCTACGACCGGCGACGACATGTTCATCATGGCGGAGATCAGTGCGGGAGGCAGCGTGGCGACCCGCACCGTGACGATGGACTCAACGGCCGCCACCGACTACGGCTTCGGCAACACCGCCATCCTCGCCCCTGCCTTTGCCATCAGCAAGGGCGGCACGCTCACCTACGGGACCTCCGCCTCGACCAACTACGTGCTCCGGATCTCCGGGCACATGGTCGTCTACAGCGGAGGCACGCTCAACATCGGTACGACTGGCACGCCGATACCCCGTACCTCGACGGCCGTGCTGGAGTTCGACTCCTCGAACACGGCCATCACGAACGGAGCCTTTGGCCTGAGCCTGCGCAACCTTGCGACCTTCACGGCGCAGGGGCTCAGCCGCACCGTCGGCAAGAACATCTACTACTGCCTGCTCAACACCGACGAGGCTGTCGCGCAGACGACGCTCGGGGTGGACACGGATACCGGATGGCTGAGCGGTGACGAGATCGGCATCGCCTCGACCACCCGGCTGCGGGGTGAAGCCGAGTCGCGCACCTTGAACGCGGATGCTGGCGCGTCCTCGCTCGTGGTGACCGCAGGGCTCACCAACGCCCACTCCGGCACCGCACCCACGCAGGCCGAGGTGATCCTCCTCACGCGCAACGTGAAGATCCGCTCGGTCTCTTCCACAAACCCCGGCTACATCTGGGCACACGACACCTCGTCGGTGGACATCGACTGGACCGAGTTCCGGTACATGGGCGGGAGCGGAACCGTTGCCGGGATGATCTGCAACACGACCGGGACGGGCTCACTGAGCATCCAGTACTGCTCGTGCAGGGACGCCATCGGCTACTGGTTCTACGCGGATCAGAGCGACTCGAACAACTTCACCTTCCAGTACAACGTCGCCTACACGACCGGCGGCGCAAGCTCGAACATCGGGGTGCGCGTTTCCGCGACCTCAGGCACCAACTGGACGGTTGCGGACAACGTGGTCGTGAGTGCCGGGGCGAGCACGGACATCTTCTACCTCGACGACCTCGGCGGTACCGTGGCACGGAACCGCGCTTCCGGCGGATCCGGTGGGTTCCGTATCGACCATGATGACGCGGCGTTCGGCGTCTTCGAGGACAACCTGCTCGAAGATAATGGCCGGTTCGGCATTTCGATCGGGCACAAGGACA